ACCGGGCGAAACAGAGCTACCAGCTGTTTGCCCTGGCAAAGCTGCGCAACTCGACAAAGAACTCAGCGAGGCATTCGCTGAGAGCCCAGCACCAGAAAAGCAAGCCGGCGATCAGCCGCGTGTCGAGAACCTGGGCGGAGGAGTTTTCTCAGTCGATGCACTGACAAATACCCCCTCCTCAAATGAAGTCGAAAAACAGGAAGTGCCACCAGCTCAAGACGATCGCGAAGTACCAGACGAGCGAGAATTTTCGATTTTGCACGCACTAAATGACCTGATTTCTGGCCGCACCAATATCATGGGGAAAGAAGAGGCTGAGGGCGTGGTGGCATGCACAGGTCAGCTCGTTTCCGATGTTATCCCGCTACTGATGAAAGATATCACCACCACTGAATATTGCCTGTCTCCTGCTTTTACCGACGAGGAGATCCACGATGTGGCAACAACCATGCTCGATAGCTGGTCCGACGATATTAGCGTTCGTCAGAAAATCGCTCTTGATGCGATAGTGGAATACCGCCGCCCCGAACCACCAAAACCGGTATTGCTCGATCCACCAGCTGTCACAGCGAAACCTCAAAAGGCAGTTGAGCCTAACCGTGAGGAACCTGATCTGTTGACGTCACCCTCATACCTGCAACAGCTGACCATTGCAGCGCTGCAGGGCTTATGTTCCAACCCTGCATATTGCAATCAGTATGAGGAATTACCGGCTATGGCCGCCGGGCTGGCCCGCAGCGTTATCAGTCAGCAGGAGATCAGAGAGTGAGCAAAGCAAAGGAAGTCATCGCCAATACCCGGTATGCGGAATTTCCCGACACGCTGGCAACTCTGGAGCTGTGCCGCGCGTTTGCAGCCATTGAAAAACGGCGTATCGGAGAATCACTGCGTGCCTGCGCTCGAGTACTGGCGGCAAAAGCTCAGGATCATCATCTCGTCAGCGTGCTGGAAGAAATGGGGAGGAGTCAGTTTCCCGAAGTGCAAATGACGAGGATACGTGACTGTATCAGGAGAATGGAAACTGCGCTGGTGAGGAAATTTATCAACACGCCCGATTGACTTGGGCGAGGCCAGTCAAGGTTAACTGATTCGTGAGATTCAATATCCGCCAGCTGCCTCACGTATGATCGCAGCTGGCTATCGAGGTGCATATGAAACTTTTATCACTCGAGCGCTGGGCGGAAGAACGCTATGAAGAGCCTCCGCAGATAGGAACCCTCAGAAAATGGGCACGTAACGGTAATATTTACCCGCCTCCGGAAAAAGAGGGAACAGAGTACAAAGTCAGGCCCGACGCCATTTTTATCAGGCCAAACAAATACTGTAAGACTGTTAACACAAATCAGAGCAGATACCCGTTAAAAGGGCGATTGATAGAGAGGATTATCGATGGCGAGGCCGGAAAAGTATGACGCAAATCTGCCGAAAAATCTGACCTACCGCAAAGCCAGGAAAACCTACGCCTGGCGTAATCCAATCGACGGTAAAGAAATTCCACTGGGCAAAATTTCTCGCAGGGATGCGATAGCCCAGGCTATAGAAGCAAACCACTACATCGAGAAAAATTATACCCCGATCGCCCTGCTCGAACAGCTGAAAGGGACCAAAGAGTACACAATGGCTAACTGGATCGATCGGTACGAAGTCATCCTTCAGCGCCGTAAACTGGCCGCCAATACGTATAAGGTTCGCGCCGGTCAATTGGCAACCATCGGTGAACATTTCGGCCAGATGGTGCTTGCCAGCATAACCACGCGGGACATTGCTGAATTTCTTGAGCGTTGGACGGCATGCGGGAAAACTACAATGGCTGGCACTATGCGCTCTGTTCTGTCTGACGTGTTTCGTGAGGCTGTCGTTGAGGGGCGTGTTACGGCCAATCCTGTCACCCCTACCCGGGCGCCTAAGGTTGAGGTTCAGCGCGAACGTCTGGAGTACGAAATGTTTGTTGCGGTGCGCGCGGGAGCGGAACGGATGCCAGCATGGTTTGGCCTTGCGATGGATCTGGCACTGGTCACTGCCCAGCGACGCGAAGACGTAGCCCGGATGCGATTCTCCGATATCAAAGAAGATCGACTGTACGTTGAGCAGCAGAAGACCGGGGCCTGCCTGGCCATACCGTTATCACTGACTCTGAAAGCATCAGGCCTGCGACTGTCGACCGTGATCGACCGTTGCCGCCTGGTTAGCCGATGCGATTTCTTGATAAGCCCAGGGCTCAGAAAAAACAGCGAAGACGGCAGTATAAATCTGGATAGTCTGACGAAAGGTTTTGTGAAAGCGAGAAATTTTTCCGGACTGGAGTTTACAGACAGGCCACCTTCATTTCATGAGATCCGAAGTCTGTCAGGGAGGATGTACGAGAAGGAGTTTGGGAAAGAATTTGTTCAGCGGCTGTTCGGTCATAAGTCAGAAAAAATGACCACGAAGTACCTGGACACTAGGAAAAAAGAATTCATGATGATTTAAAAATTGCGTGTAAATGAATTGTGAATGTTAAAAACCGTGTGGTATAACGATAAATGCCGGATATTGAAGTTCGGACAATTTTAGGACATTTTCGGACGGAGCGCCGTAAGTGACTGAAATAGAAGGAAGATAAAAAGAGACCGAATACGATTCCTGTATTCGGTCCAGGGAAATGGCTCTTGGGAGAGAGCCGT